GCTAGATCTTCTCCATGTTTTACAACATCAGCTTTTTTAATGTATTGACCTTTAGTACCTTTAAAATCTATATCAACATCTTTAATACGTTTACTAATAGCACTTAACTTCTGCATACCTAGATCATCAAGATCTAAGCTATTCTTCATTGCTCCCGGAGTGAAGATACTTCCAACTCTTCCATGAACGGAATCAACATTATTAGCTATACGATATGAATCAAACTCTGCTCCAAGTAACCCTGTTTCATCTGCTGATCTATAACCTACTTCGTAGTCGTCATATATATCATGTACACCTTTAACAGGTTTAGTTGGGTCAGCACCTTTGCTTAAATTATATCTACCAATATCATCTAGTTCTGCGACACGTCTTGCGTCATTAACCATCATGGCATCTTCTCCAACATTATCGGAGAGTTTTCCAAATTTAAGTTCTTGACTCTTTACCCAGTTCTTAGCTTGTTCACTTTTAGGTATCCACTTAGTTGCTTCATCAACACCTTTTACGGATTTAATAAGTTTGTTAGCACCCATCAAAAAATCGCCGACAAAAGATAAACCTATACCTTCATTAATATTTTTAATACGTTTAACATCTGGACTGTCACTATCTAAGGTTGCCATGTTTTCTGGTATCCAGCCCCATGTCTTCGGCCAGCTCTTCTTTAAAGTTCCAGCTAAATTATCATCTGTTTCATTTCTGGAGTTAACAGAGTCTACAAAGACACCAACTCCAGCATCAATACCAGCAGGACCAAAGAATCTAGCAAATGATCCATCACCTAGTTTCCATTTAATTTTGGAGTGAGCTACGTTTGCTTTACCTTTAAAATACTTAGAAAGATATAGCTGTGGAATTATAAAAGCTGAAGCATCTCTAACAAAGTTAAGAGTTTCATCTTCATATCTTGGTAACTTTGGTATTGCAACATTTGGAATTTTATTAACTAAATCAATTCCAAAATCTGTCACACCGGCTCCGGCGGCTGCCGGTAGTTGACTCCAAGTTAATGGATTTTTAGCATCAAACTTATTTGTTTCCTGCCAAGAATTTTCAAAACCTTCACCAAATAGTGTAGGTTGTTCTTCCTCTGGTTTTATCTCTTGTTCGACTTCCTCCGTGGAGGTGTCAGTTGTTGGAGTAGTTGTATCCGTTTCACCTTCCGTAGAAGGTTGTGGTATTTCGCCAGTACGCATTCCTTCACGTAAGTCAAAACCTGACATCAAATCTTGTTGATATGCTTTCGCTTCGTCAGTAACCTCTGGATAAACTATTTCATCATTTTCTTCATTCATTTGTTTGTATAAAACTTGGACGTTTTAATTGTTCTAAAAATTCAAGACTTCCTGTATTTTTGTAACCTAATTGCAGATAACGATTTTGATCAAAAGGTAAGAAACCTCCGTCTAGATCTAATGGGACATTATTAAAGTCATAATCGTATGCACCCAGAAACTCCATAGAAATTGCCAAGTCATAATCACTAGCACCTTCTCCAAATGTTTCATCAGTATCTTCATCACCCTTAAGTTCTTCGACCCATTGTGTAACGTTCTCTGGACCTAAAGCTTCAATCAGTTTGTCTAGATATAAATTTCTTCTCCATTGAGTTTTATCTACTTGAGACTTACCAGCTATTGGACTTTCCTCGTTACCTTTACTATTTGCTTTACTGTATAGATCTGCTACTTCTTTTTTAACCTGCTCAATTACATTATGAACTTTTAAAGGTCCTTCATAATTCTCTTTAATTTTATTTTCTAATAATCTAGCTTGTTGCCAATAACCTTCGAGAGACATATTGTTTCCCTCTTTTAGCTTAGATTGATGTGAGTTCTCGTTTAACCATTCTTTAATAAGAGGGTGCATCATAGATTCATTTAACTCTTTAACAGTCTCTATATTTTTACCAACCGCTCTATTTACTGAAGCATCAGTTTTGTTGTAGAGAAGTTCGTCTTTAGATAGGTCATCTAGCTTTTCAATATTAGATAGAACATTAGGTTTTTCTAATGGTTCTAAATCTATAGCTTCCCGGGCGTAGTTAATAACATCTAAACCAGTAAGTAATTCACCATTTGGTCCTTTGTAGTTAAAGCTTCTAGCTATATGATTAGCTCTAGCTGGTACTGTAAATTGACCTTTGTTAAAGTCTTCTCCATAATCCATTAATTGTTGTGGAGAAAAGAATGTATTGGGAACCATAACTGATTCTTTAAATCCTTTATTAATTAATTTATTTACTTTAAGAAGTACATCTTTATTCTCAACATCTAATACTGTGGTCATCTCAGAGTTCATTGATTGAGGTGAAGTCCACTTTCCATTTGCAAAAAATATAGAATTTGCTAAATCAGGTCTAGTTATATCAGCTTCAAAGTCATTCTTGATAGTTTGGAAAATTGTATTACCAATATCTTTAGCGTCTGGATCTGCAATAGCAGCAGCAATCATACTCTTCTTAAGATTACTTTGTAAGTAATCAATGATCTGAGCAACTTCATCACTCTTAGTATCATTAGTAACCTTAGCTTTAGAAAGAACTAAGTTCTCTATATACCCTGCATAAGTGTCGTAGTTGAATCTTGCATTACTTACATTTTGAATTAGCGTCTGCACATTCTGATCCATAATTACTGGCATCTCATAGCCCTGAGCTTCAGCATCTTCCACAGACCACACCTCTCCATTAAGAATAGAATCTGTTAATTCTTTGGTTCTATCTTTGTAGTAATTTTGTTTATGACCAAAACCTTTAAGAGCTTCATCTATCTTTGGATGTGCAAAACCATATTTTCTCTCTTGTGACTTTTTAAGTTCTTTAAGTTTTTGCATCTGAGGTTTATGTAAGCCATAATCTGTAAACTCAAAAGTACCTATCAGCTCGGAATACTCTTTAGAGTTATTCATTTTCTTCTGAGCTTCACCTGTATTAAACTCATCAAGCTCTTTCTTTTCGATGATTTCAGATATTTCTTGCATATCTTCAAAGAATTCATCATTGAACTTAACCTTATCTTTACGTCCTGCATGCTCAAATTCAGCATTCTCAGTAAGCATTTCAACGTATAGATCTTTAGTTAAAGTTCCATTCTTAGCCATCTCTTTAATGATCTTAAATCCTTCCCGGGTAGACTTACCTTTATTCCAACCATGAATAGATTGACTATCTTGATAATTAAAAACACAAGAAGTTCCATTACCACCTCTTACGCAAGATTCTAGTTCTGTAGCGTACTTTTCATTTCTGGCAGTTTGGATTTCTCTTTCCCGGACTGCATACCACTCAGCATAATTACGCTGATCTGTAGATCTTACAGTACCAAAAACATACTCATTTAAAATTTCTGGATTAATATCACCAAACTGTTTATAAAAATTAAATCTATAGTTAGTTAAAGCAGCATTGTAATCCTCATAGGATGTAGCACCTTCTGTAGCTTCCTTAGGATTGTATTGAGCAGCTTTATTTTGTGCCCACGCATTTACAGCTCCAAGTTTTTCAGAAGCATTCATATCTCTAAAAGCTTCAGAAGTCCAGATGTCTCCACCTTGTTGCTCCCAGTTATAAATCTCTTCGTTTATTACTTTTCCTTCTTCTCGAGCTTTAGCTTCAGCTTCTTTAAAAGAAACACCTTGACCTCCTAGGACACCATTCTCCTGCATCCACATATAACCTTTAGCTTTATCAGCTTCTCTTTTCTCTGCATCTTTCTTACTGAAATATTCTCCGAGTGTTGCAGACATATCAGCCAGAGTTTTTAGATCTCTGCCAGCTATCTCGGCTTGTCTACTGGCTTCATTAGTACGTGAATCCCAATAGTTATTCATCCCTTGGTTAATTTCTTTATAGCTCTCCTGTAGAGGAGCTACATAGTCTTCCGATCTTATCGGGTTAAATTCTGGGTTAGCCATTTTTTATCATCCTCCTGAATATGGTGCATAGTAACTAGGTGAATATGGTCCAATAAAATCAGTTCCTCCACCTCCAAAATTTTCCATTCCAGTACTTGTCTCTCCACCACCAGCAAATCCAGCAGCAGCTCCTAAGAACCCCTGTAGTATTGGCATAGATGTATTCTCCATTTGTGGGACGATTGGAGGTAAGTCAGCGACTGGTTGCCACATGACACTTCCATATAACTTATTACGAGCAGACTTCTGTTGATTTCTTATTGCTTCAACTTGACTTTCGTATGCTTCAGCAGATCTAGTTAACTTAAAAGCTAGATCAGCTTGACTTCTGCCAAACGCAGCAAAGTCCATCATCTCTAATCTGGCGGCACTTCTACCAGTGGCTCCACTAGCTAATGTTTTACCTAGTTTCTGATTTACAAATTCAATAAATTTCTTTTCACTCTTCCCAACTGCGTTTGATTGTGCTTGACCTAGTGCAACTTGTGCTTGGGCGTACCCACGGTTAGCTGCTAGATCGTTTTCATTTAAATCGGTATGGTACTTATTTACTTTGGCTGAATATATAGAAAGCTTTTGAAAGTGATTACGCTTACGTAGTTCTTTTTCTCTTTCATATCTTGCTATTGCTGCTCTATTACGGGCTTTAGCTGCTCTACTAGAAGCTATACCGCCAAGTATTTTACTAGCACCCCCTAAGATTGCTCCTAACACGGCAAAACTCTATAAAGGATAATTTGTTGGGTCCGTATTTTAATTCCCTTAAAAATTTGAACCCTAGGAATCTGAGTAGTTTTATATGAACTTTGTTTCTTTTTTCAACAATGTTCCATAACAACTCATGTGGTTGTCTTTCCACGTAACGCTTCGCTTCTTTAGCAAAGGTATGTGGGTATTGATAAATAGCCGGTGTGCAGACCATCCAGATTTTTCCATCTTGACTTACTCCTGCCATCCCAGCTATGTCACCGTTTGGTACCTCAAAGTAAACTGCTTCTGAATTATTCATTCCTACTATCAGTGCACTTTCAGGATCATGTCCATGACCCTCTGTAATCTCCATACGGTCGTCGTCTAACAAATTTGAAGCTACCTTTGTGGCAGCTTCCAATGTTGCAGGGTGAATGTAATTAGACACGCTTATATGATTTGTTGTTGTAATCCCCTTCCCACTGATACGCCAGTATTGTTGCTGGAGATGGGTGTTCTGAGGAAATAGTTATTTTTAAATTCTTATTTCTTTCGTATGTTGGTATAGTTTCAAAATCTTTAGACAAGAAAGCTAAAGTATTAGTATTTAATTTGTCAGCAGAATTCATTTCTCTAGTCTCTACGTACTGTGGCTTACCACCTCTATCAAGAGTAAATTTATATACACCTGAATCTCCAAAACTAAACTTAACTCTATGTACTATGAGGTCTGATCTAGTATCTGATCTCCAGTTTTCACCTGATTGATAAGTATAATATATAGTTGGCAATTCAACTTGCATGTTAAACAAGTGTCCCAATATAAAAGTTTCACCTGTCCAATCACCTGCAATCTCTATTCTGTCATGATTATTCACCACCTTCCGATCTGCTAATTGATATCTTCCTTTGTTGTCTTGATAACTATTTAAATCAATAACAGCTAACTGGTTTGAACTCGTTATTCCAGTTGGTGTTGTGAAAAAAGTTATATCTGCAACTGGGTCATAAAGAACAGTGGTGGCACCTGATGTAGGGTCGGTTGCAGATAGTGGGAGTGTTATTTGCTGGGCACAATCTAAGTGGATCGGAAATGTTTCTCCTGAAGTTACAAAATGCCCACTGTCATCTAATTTGATTGAGTATTTAAGAAGCGGACTTAGACCACCACTATTGACTACTACATATAAATCATCATCTAACATGCAGTGATATTGAATATTGCCACTTAATGTCCAACTAAACCAAGCTTGTAAGATCCTCTCATTTCCAGAGTCAAAATATCTATAACCATATAGTTTATTAGTATTTTTTTCACTAAAGAAAATTACATTATTTTCTCGAGAACTAGATATTAATGTTAAATCTTTTGCAAATAGCTCAGAGACTACTGTGCTTTGATCTACTATATCCGGCTCTCCTTCTCTAAATAACCTAGACATTTCAAAAAATCTGCTGTGTTTACCAGCATTATCTAAAAAACCTACTGTTGTACCAAGAGATATCGGATTAGTTTTATAGTTAAAGTTATAACTAGATATTGAATTAATTTTTGCAGTTTGTGGATTTAATAGATCACTATCTGTTGTCAGCATAAATTGCTGATTTTTAGTAAATACAAGTAATCCTGCGTTAACTTGAATGGCATCATAAACAATAGCTGGATATGTAGAACTACATGACAAGTCGATAGGATCAATATTTGAAAATGTAGTAGCAGTCTTAGCCCAGAAGTTAAAGAAGTTCCCGGGACGAGACATGATTATGTTCTCATCACTAAGCATTACTAGACGGTTCCTAAAGAAACACATCTTGTTAATAGATTTACCTACAAAAGTAGGACGTGGGTTCGTTCCATTTACATCTGTATCTCCTACTTGTGCATTCTCCCAAGAAACTTGAGATAGAGTAAAAGTAGTGCTGCTAGTTCTAACTAATTGAAGGGGCATTGTTGCAGGATCAAAAGCAATTTGAGTTCCCGGCTTTGCACATTCTTCCCACACACCGTCACCATCTCTATCATTATTTCCAAAGAACTTTAGAAAATAATCATCTTCATCGTTAGCACTATTTCTAACTTTGACTACCATCCCGTGTTTACATTGTTTAGGTAAGTCTTCAACGGTCAGCACTCCCTCAGACACAACATTCATAAGCTGTGAGTTTGGAGCTGTCATATTAAATGATCCAGATGGTCTGGTTATATAAATTCCATTACCAATAATCTGGACATCATCGCTAGTAAAATTACCAGTCGCAATGATATCTGTCCTTAGTGAACCAAGAATAGACTCTGCTGTAACAGTAGTTTTAGTATCGAAAGAAGTAGGTGTAGGTCTTATTAAACCTAGGTTTGCTTGTACACGAGCAGTACTTGTTTCTTCGACAGTTACTTTGTAGTAACCATCCTTCATATATACATATACATGGTCGCCTGTTTGCCACCCCTCGCCCCCGTAAAGGAGGTCGTTTGTTGTGGAATACCTAGTTCTATATTCAACGTTTGATCCACTTCCAACGGGCGTAGATTGTCCTGTGGTAGTGATCCTAAAATATAAATTTGATCTACCAGTTTGACCTGCAGTACCAGCTTGGTTATAGATGTTTACTTGATAAGAAAAGTCAGACCCACCAAGGGTAGATACTGCATCATTATCAACTAAAGTACCTCCACTATTAATTTCAAATATTCTAGTTCCAACGTTTGGAGCAAGATCATCATCATTAGGTGAAGCTGTTGCCCCACCACATCTAGTTACTTGGGTAACTCTTTGTACATGACCAGCTATATTTCCACCGGTATAACAATAGTTATTACTAGATCGAACTAGTTCTACACTTATTCTTGTAGCTGTAGAAACCTCTTGAAAGGTTGTATTATCAAATAGGTTTAAAGAATATTGACTAGCATATTTAATCTGATCTAATTCTAAATAAACTTCTGGAGGTCTAGCTGCTTCAACAGTAGAAGCCATAGCAACAGGTTTTAATCTATTAGTTATAAAGGTATAGTCGTTTACTGTGAGAGTCTGAATATCTTCGTCAGAGGTATGTTGTAGATAAGTATTTAATGCAGTGGTGGTATTACCAAGTATAGTCATTTCCGAACCATTGCTGCATTTCCACATTTTGATCTGTCCATCAAAAGGTGAACCCGTATCTCTATTAATTACACCTATATATTGCTCAGTTTCATCTCTGTAATAATGAAACCATTTACCATTTACCCAACTATTAATAGAGTCTATATATTGCCCTCCGGGACGTTTCATCAAACCATGTGTTACGTCTGGTAAAACATTGTCTGCAACATTAACTTGTCCCGGGACTTTTAATTCATCTGGCTGCTGGGATAAGCCGCCAGTTAATGTTGGTATAAGTTGTGTAACACTAGCCATTATCTAATAAGTGATCTGTAAGGTTGATAAGCTCTGTAAGAACTATTCTTCGGCCAACCCATAAAGGAGGGATCTCCTTGATTACATTCGTATTCCATTAACGAAGCACGAGCTAATCCTTCTTGACCTTGTAAAAGTTTTACTAATTCTGTATTTGATACCAGTTGTGTTGCTGCTCTGGTAGAAGCACGGGCGATGATATATCTTTGAAAGACTGATGGTATATCTGTGAACGCATAAAGGTAAACAATATCTAATTCCAAATCATGGTCAAACTCATCTGTGTGATTAACTAGGTCATATAACCTTCCATTTCTTTTTACTACATCCATATGTCTATCAGCTTGACCATCATTAAGGTCGTAGCGTAGATAGTTATTTGGAATAACTATATGTTTAGTATTAGGATCTGGACTAACTGTTACATGCTCTTCAGTATTAAAATGCCATCCTTCATTTAGGACATCCTTAGTTACTTCTGAAAGAATATTGTAAATAAAAGATATTTCTGGATTTTCATAATTAATAGTAGTGATTGGAGATTGCCCAATGCTACCCAAGATAGAGTTAACTGCGGATAGTTCGGTATCGGTTGCTATTTGTTGAGTAGTCATAGATAAAAAAAAAGGGACCCGAAGGTCCCGTATAAATGTATAAATTAGAATGCAGAAGGAGCTGTTGCGCCAACATATAATTCTACTGCCGCAGCAGGGTTTAGGTAGTCTGCACCCATAGCCATACGACCTAGGATTACATCACCTTGATAGACAACTGAAACGTCGCCTGAAGTTACCTGAACCTGTGGTCCGATAGCTTCTACAACACCGGCAGCTTCTTTCTGGAAAATAATTCCACAAGACTTAGCACCTAACTCAGTGTTAGTACCGTAGTCGTTGTTGATTCCAGTTGTTGCGCCTGATGCGTTTTCAGGTGTATTACCAATATGGGAACCCATATTTGATGGAGAAGTTTTACCTGTAGTACCACCGAAAGCTGTACCATACTTACCAAGGAACGGAATGTTCATTGACTTGTAGATCTTAATTCCAGCGATTTCTACTACACCTGTACCGGACTGTAATCCAGCACCTTGTGAGTCACGATTGATTAAACCGCTATCACCTGTTTGAGTCACAAGTGCGTAGTACTGACGTGGGTTTAGAACCGCACATCTGCCTTGTGAACTTACGCCTTTCTCGTCAAGAGCAGC